CGTAGTTTCCTTTGTAATTCATAACGTTTGTTGGTGACCAATCAATTTCATCTGGATTAATACCGGCCTGTTCAAATGCTTCTTTCAGGCTAACTAAGAATTGCTTTAACTTATCTGATAACTTAGGATATAATTCTTCGTCATATACTAAAAAGTCTTCTGCTCTAGTTCCATTAGCTGCAATTTCTTCTGCTTCTTGAGGTGCTAACTGCTCGGCATTTGTCATATCAATAATGCCTGATTTACCTCCCGGTAGTCTTTCTACTTTATAGATAGGGATAATGCATGAGAAAGAATGGTTTACAAGTTTCTCAGCGTGTTCTAGCTCATCAACATCCGTAGTAAGCTTCTTTACGTCGGATCCTTTTTCCATTACAATGCCATTATCTCCACCTCCGATTTTAGTATACCCGTCTTTCTCTAATTCGTATTGTTTCGACTTTAAAGCCGGCGGCATAACCAGTTCATTTAGAATATCTATGAGTTTCATGTAATAAAAAAGCCCTCTCTAATAAATAGGAGGGCTCTTTCTTTAAGGTTATTGTTACTTAGAAGTTCAAGATACAGTAATCCATTCCAATATTCAAGGTGATGTTCTGTGCTTCTGCATCAGTATCCCAGTTTAGATCGGCAAATTTAGCAGACTTAATGAATGCTCCTTTGATAATCCATTCTGAAACGATATCACCTACAGGACCTAGGATGTCGATAGTTAAGTCCTTCTTGTAGAAGTCAGAGTAACCATCTCTACCAGTTACTGATTCGTGGTGTAGACGTACCCACTCCATAACTGCCTGAGCACCTGAAGGAGTGATGGGATCGTAAAGGGTCATTGAAATATCAGACCATTTATTCTTTCCTTTTACTTTTCTGTAGATATTGATATGATTTAATGTGATCTCTTCTGCAGTTACTTCTACGCCGGTTACACCTTTGATGAAGTAAGCAGGAATACCATCCACATACATTATAAATCTATTCGCTACTTTGGGTTCAAAGGCGGTGAAGAAGATTTCGTTTGCGCTTAATACTGCCATTTTCTTATTTGTTTATCAGTTATAAATATCTATTAGCCTGGGAATGTAGCTCCGGTTGGTGTTAAATTAAAGTCTAAGTAGATGAATTCAGCAGTCTTGGTAGGCTGTAAATAGATCTGACCAATTAACTCGTTTCTATCAATTACATCAGCAGTGTTATTAGAGTCATCCATTACCACTTTGAAAGCGTAAAGACCTTGTCTCTGTTGTACAGAAGCTAAGTAAGGATTAACTTGAGCCAAGAAGCTGTTTCTGGTTGCGATAGTGTTTTGTTCGAATACCAAAGTGTCAGCAATTTGAGAGATGTAATCTTTCAAAGTGATCAACAATCTTCTAACGTTTACTCTATCCAAAGCAGAAGCTTTCTTCTGTAATGTCTTCTGACCAAATACTACAACACCTTGGTTAGGGAAAGTAGCGATTGGGTTAACATTACCTTGGTATAAAGAATCTCTATCTCCTTGAGTTAATTTTCTTTCAGCTCTTACTACTGTAGATAATCCACCTCTGTTAAAACCAGCAGGTGCAAACCAGGCCTCAGTTGAGTTATCGTTGAAAGCATAAACTGCAGGAATCAAAGTAGAAGCAGGAACCCAAACAGCATTTCCAGAATCAGGATCTGCAGCTTGTACCCAAGGCCAGTAAGTAGTACCGTATGAGGTGTCCATTCCTAAAGCATTGGTGGTTACTGTACCTAAAGCAGTACCGTAGGGAACCATATCAACTACTGCAATATTGTCACCTCTGTTCTGTGCATTAGATACTACAGAAGTAATTTGAGAAGCAGCACTTACTCTGTTCAAACCGGGCATTGAAATTACGTTGTAGCTATATTCGTCAGGATTTGCAAGCAAGTTCAACATTACTGTGTAGTCACTTCCTGTAACACCTTGAGAATCTGCGTTAGCAGTCAAACCAGCGTTTTCGTAGAATTTACCATCTCTTTGAGTGAATGGTGTGCCTGCAGCTCCGTTAAATGAACCTGAAGAAGCTAAAGGTAAAGAACCGGTGAATTGTGCTTTAGCAGTTCCTGTATTATCAAAGTAGTTTGGAGTTTGGTAGTTAACAGCTTTTACTCTTACATAAGCAGAAGCGTTGGCATAAGATCCAGAAGTTTGGATATAGTAGGTTGAACCGTCAGTTGCGATAGTTTCAGTTTGATCACCTAATACTCTTGAGATGTAGTTAGAAGCTTTAGGATCTAATGATAAGTTAGTCCAAGTTTCTAAAACAATTTTAGAGTTAGCAGTATCATCACCTTTTCTAATTAACAGTGAGAAGGTTCCAGATGCTGTGTTAGGGCTAACAATTTCCCATCTAATGTTATCAGAAGAACCTGTAGCTAAAGCATTACCGGTTAATTCTTGAGTGCCGGTGTTCATGATTGTACCTTTAGATAAAGTCTCTAATACAAAAGGAGATAAACCTGTAGTAGGTCCACCTGATCCTGTTGGGATTGTAGATGAGATTGCTGCTGTGTAAGTACCGTTAGTAATTCTACCGACTAGCAAAGAATCACCACCGTTTTGGAAGTAATTATAAGCTGCGATAGAAGTAAAATAGGTATAAAAATCTGAACCTGATTGAACCAAGGTTCCGAATTTGTTTTGGTATTGTGAGTAAGATGTAACAACAGTCGGTACTGTAGGGCCTTTTACTGTAGGACCTAAGATAGCCGCACCTGCTTGAACAGGTTGAGCGGTTAAGAACGACTGATCGTTTTCTCTTGCTAAAACACCAGGTGATAATAGAGTTTCTGCCATTTTATTTTAGTTTGTTAGATAGTTCTAATATAAATAGTAATCAGACCTTCAAAAAGTTCTTAAAGATCGTTGATATTACTTACTGCTTCGGTGCTAAAAGTTACCTTACTTTTGGAGAAAAACTTCTTAGTTGATACTAATTCTTTGTTAATAACACTCGGTATAATGTAACCGTACATCTTAATATTAAAAGTTGTCTTAATTAGACGTTCTTCTCCTTGGTTAATTGTACTATTATCTGTAAAAGTATCGATTCTTGCTCTAAATTTAAATCTATTAGGATCTCCCCAATATGAATCAGAAGCGTAGTTAATTCCCTCAACGATTTTATTCATCTGTTCTACATAGTAAGTCCAGATGATACATTCGTAATTTAAAGTAACGTAATCTGGAATAACTACTGCCTGGTAAGCAGTCACAGGTTTTCTATTATTTAATAGGTCAAAATTAGAATAAGCATCACCTTTTTGATAGGTTTTTCCTGCAATTGCATAATTTTGAGGATTGTTAGCATCTAGTTTATTACCTACAACATAAGATTTATCCATCGATGTTCTTCTGAACATAACGATTGGGCACATAATCTTTCCGTTCTTATCTCTGTAGTAACCGTCTTTCTGAACTGATTGCCATCTTTCAGGATTTCCGTAAATTACAGGTACCGGGAGAGTGGTTCCGTTTTGGTATACTTGCGGTTTGATTACGTTGTTAAAATAGTAAACGATAGTCTCATCTAAATCACCAATACCGACTGTATAATCTTTCTCAGTATCTCCTTTAACTGAGATCTGTTCTGCTCTATAATTCTTAGCAGTGGCAGGATCATTCTGATTTGCAAAAACGGGCAAAGGTACGACAGCACTGTTTGGATTATCCAAAAGAGGAGTCTGTTGAGAGATAGAAATTTCTCTCTGGTTCTTCGGCACTGGTTTCCTGGTCTTATTTGCCATTATATTCTTTCTTTAGTTATACCTAGTTTATCTGCAGGTACAAGGTGAGTTGAACAAACGATACTAATTGAAGAACCGAATTGATTTAGACCTTCAGAGTACGAGTATTCCGGTATCTTTCCTACAAAGTATTGGTTTTCTACAGTACCGTCTACTTCATAGTAGTTTTCATAGTAGAATATAACATCTCCTACTTCCGGTACTAATTCAAGGTCTCTTAAATCTTGCTGGAAGAAGGCAAAGGATAACGCTCTATTAACGTCTGGTCCATAAGCGTCAGTGCTCCAGGTTTGTTCTCCTCTGGTAATTAAGCAGTTTAGGAGAGCGGGTTCACTAAGGAATTTATCAACAGCCTCTCCGTACATATTCGTCTGTGAAGCTCCGAGAGTGACTTTATAATACCCTACCTGCTGAGTTATAATGTCTGGTAATAACTCACGGTTGATACTATTGATCAATAACACATCTCTCTGTCTTCCGAATAATGCCATTTATATTT